GCTCTCGCAGCCATCTCCGAGGGTGACCTCGCTGAGCTGCGCAGCATCGACCCCGCCGACATCCAGTCGGCCTACGAGATCCTCGGCCAGCTCCTCACCGGCGACACCGCCGACGAGCCGACCGAACCCAAGCAGGGCATGTCCGTCGCTCAGGCGCGACGTCTTCTGCTGCTCACCGCCTAACCGGCCGGAGCACCCCTCCCGGGCCGCGTCACCCCATCGGGGCCGGCGCACCCATCGAACGGGGCCGCGTCCACCAACGCAGGCACAACCCCCATTCACCGGCGCGTCGCCACTCCCGGTTCGACGCGCCCCGGAACCCCAGGAGGGTCCGAATGTCCACCGCATCCGAGATGTTGACGCGTCTCATCGCCAAGCAGAACGAGGCCGAGGAGGCCCGTGCTGACCTCGACTCGAAGCGTGCCGCCATCGTGCAGCTCGCCGACGACGAGGGCCGCTCCGACCTGAACCCCGACGAGGACAGCGAGTTCCAGGCGCACACCGCCGCGATCCGTGCCCTCGACGAGGACATCAAGGCCCGCGCCGAGCGGATCACCGAGCTGTCCGAGGAGGACAAGCGCTCCAGCGACGCTGCGCTCGCCTTCAGGCAGGCCGAGATGGTTTCGGCTCGTGTCAAGGTCACCAGCGAGGCCCGCACCTACGAGCAGGGCAACGGCCGCTCGTACTTCGCCGACCTCGCCACGTCGACCATCAACCAGGACGTCGACGCCCGTCAGCGCCTCGAGCGTCACGCCGCTGAAGTCCGGATGGACCCGGAGTACCGGGACCTGATCCGCACCGACGGCAACGGCGGCTACTTCGTGCCGCCGCTGTGGCTCTCCGACTACGTGGAGCTCGCACGGGCCGGTCGGCCCACCGCGAACCTCGTGACGAACCTGCCGCTGCCCCCCGGCACCGACAGCATCAACGTCCCGAAGATCTCCACCGGCACCGCCACCGCCATCCAGGTCGGCGACGGCTCCGCCCCCCAGGAGACCGATCTGGCGGACACCAGCGTCGCCTGTGGCGTCAAGACCATCGCCGGCCAGCAGGACATGTCGATCCAGCTGTTCGAGCAGTCCCCGTTCAACTTCGACCAGATCGTCATGGCCGACCTCGCGGCGGACTACGCGACGAAGGTCGACGTGCAGGTGCTGTCGGGGTCGAACGCAAACGGCCAGGTGAAGGGCATCTACGGCGCCAGCGGCGTCAACGCCGTCACGTGGACGGACACGACGCCGACGGTGAGCGAGCTTTACAGCAAGCTCGCCGACGGCATCCAGAAGATCCACACGAACCGGTTCCAGCCCCCGACGGTCATCGTCATGCACCCCCGCCGTTGGGCGTGGATGCTGGCCGCGGTCGACTCGCAGGGCCGCCCGCTCGTCGTGCCTAACGGTCAGGGCCCGACGAACGCCATCGCGGCGTTCGGCACGGTCGGATCGGAGCAGGTCGTCGGATCCCTCCAGGGTCTGCCGGTCGTGACCGACCCGTCGATCCCAATTACAGATGGATCGGGTACCAACGAAGATTCCATCATCGTGATGCGGGCGCAGGACTGCATCCTCTACGAGTCCTCGCTGCGGACCCGGGTGCTGCCCGAGGTGCTGTCCGGGACGATGCAGGTGAGGGTCCAGGTCTACGGCTACTTGGCGTTCACCGCAGAACGCCAGCCGAAGAGCATCACGATCCTCTCCGGATCTGGATTTGCGACGCCGAGCTTCTAGCTCGCCCTCCGTGCTCGGCGGGGGTGGTGTGGTCCCACCTCCGCCGGCACGTCTGCCATCAGCGGCGAGTCATCGCCCCCCAAACCAAGGAGCTGCCGTGTCCGATTCCTGTTCTTCCTGCCGGTTCAGCGCACCCGCTGACGACCGGCTGCCTGCGTCACTCGAGTGCCGCAGGAACCCACCCGTCGGCGGCGGTCGCCGCCACATGGCGGAGTGGCCGCTGACGTCAGCGGACGCTTGGTGTGGCGAGTTCGAGTCCAGGCCCGCAACGCGGGCGCCGGCGAAGAAGCGTCCTGCTGCGGGTGACGTCGAGACGCGCAGTGAACAGGGCTGAACGCCGCGCTGCGAGCCGGTCCGGTTCGCCGGCACCGGTGACAGTGCCGAAGGTCGTCATCGGGGTCATCCACCCCGGTGAGGTGTCCATGGCCTGCATGGTCTCGATCATGCGAGCCAAGGACCACATGCTGCCCTACGGGATGCTGCCCGGGTTCCTCGAGCGACGAGCTCGGTCGCAGAACGTGTTCAAGGCCCGCAACGACATCGTGTCGGCGTTCCTGTCGACGGACTGCGACTACCTGTTCTGCGTGGACGCCGACATGGGCATCCCGGAGAACGCGATCGAGCGGCTGATCTCCGTGGCGCACACCGAGGAGCGACCGATCGTCGCCGGCCTGTGCTTCGGTCAGGCCGACATCGGGTTCAACGAGGCCGACTACTCGTCGACGTTCGCGGTGTTCCCCACGATCTACGCCTGGAACGTCGACGAGGACGGCGACGTCGAGTCGTGGGCGACGATCGGCGACTACCCGCGAGACACGTTGTGTCAGATCGACGGCACCGGCGGTGCCTGCGTGATGATCCACCGGGGTGTGCTCGAGAAGATGCGCGCCGAGTTCGGCGACCACTGGTTCACACCGATCGTCAACAAGCGGACCGGTGGCCCGTTCGGGGAGGACACCTCGTTCTTTCTCCGGTGCCGTGAGCTCGGCGTGCTGGTCCACATGGACACGTCGGTGAAGACGTCGCACGACAAGGGCGGCGTGTTCCTCACCGAGGAGTTGTGGGACCTGCAGCAGGCCCTCGCCACCTGACCTAGTCGGGTCCTCGACGGCGGTACGGCAGCGCCGTCGAGGACCCTCCTGCCGTACTCCTGCCGTGGAGGCCATGTGTTGGACTACGCCGCCTTGCGCGGTCAGATCGTCGGCGCCCTATCGGTCGCCGAATGCCAGACGCTCGCCAGGGTCGCAGCGTCGACCACGGCGAGCAGAGCGCTCGAGGTGGGCCACTACCTCGGGTTGTCGACAGCGGTGCTCCTCGACGCCCTCCCGGCCGACTGCGAGCTCGTCACCATCGACCACCACCAGGGCGACATGTGGGCGCCGGCGGTGCCGGAATCGGACTTCCTCGGCAACGTGTCGTCGTTCGTCGGTGACCGCGAGTTCGTGGCGATCAACGACGACATGGTCTCAGCGTTGCCGAACCTCTCCGCCGGCTTCGGGTTCGTGTTCTACGACGCCGATCACACCGCCAGCTCCGTGGCAGCCTTCTGGGACCACGCCGCTGGGTTGCTCGACGAGCGTTGCACGCTGGTGTTCGATGATGCCGACTGGGCGGAGCAGTCGACGCTGCGAGGTCTCGCCGAGGCCGACGGTTTCACGGTCGTCACGTCGGAGCCGTTCTGGCGGGGTGACGGCGACAAGCACGACCCGGAGACGTACACGCTCGAGGTGATGGAGCGTGACTGACGTCCGCCTCGGCCCTGACGCTGCCCGCTACTGGCTCGCCGGGCAGGGCGCCCGGGTGTGTGCCCCGTTCAATCTGCGCTGGCTGCTGCCAGCGGTGTGCCGCAACGAGGTGCGGCGCTGGTGGATCGTCTGGTTCGCCAGCTGGCCCCTGCTCGCCGCTGGGGCCGTGTTCTGGGCTCACGCCATGGGTGCCGACTGGTGGGCCGCTCTCGCCGCTGCGGCGTTCCTGGTGGCGCTCCCGGGGGTCTGGGGGCCGGTCAGCGTCCGTCCCGTCGGTGTGGATCTGCCGGCGATGGCGTTGTCGATCTGGGCGGCCGGGTTCTGGGTTCACGGGTGGTGGGGTCCGGCGCTGGTCGCTCTCGCTCTCGCCACCTACGTCAAGGAAGTGTCGCCGATCTGGGTGGCGTTGTGGGCGTGGGCGTTGTGGCCGCTCGCCGCGCTGGTCATCCCGCTGGTCACGTGGTTCGTCATCCGTCCTCAGCTCGACGAGGTCACGAAGTCGAACCCGACGCTGCTGCGGGTGCATGAGCACCCGATCCGTTCGTCGCTCGAACATCACCGGGGTCAGTGGCGTAATGCCTGGTTCATGGTCGCCCCGTGGGGCGTGTGTCTCGCAGCCCTGTACCGACCGTCGGTACAGGTGATCGTCGCTCTCGTGTTCGCCTACGGGCTGCTGCTCGTCGTCACCGACACGGTGCGCATCTACCAGTGCGCAGCGGGACCGGTGGTGGCGTTGGCCGCGGCGCAGGTGATCCCGCCCCAGTGGTTGCTGTTGGCCGTGGCTGTCCACGTCGTGTGGTGGCGAGATCAGGTGGTGACCGGGTGATGTATTCTCATGGGCAGTACGTGGGCTCGCACCGCCCTTCAACAGCGAGCATCTGGCCCGGCACTTCATATCGAAGTCGGCTGACGAGCCGGTTGGCGAAACGTTCGAAAGAACGTCCCGTGGAGTCCCTCCAGCCGGGGAATAACTGGGGACCTGAGAAGGGAAGTGACCGGCGCCTACGGGCGCCGGTTGCGCGTACACGATGACCACCCTCGCGGTCGTCATCCCGACCACCGGCCGGGACACACTCGAGCGGGCCGTCCAGTCAGCGAATGCGTGCGCCGAT